CAACGCGGCGCCCACACGGCACCCGCATCGTCGGGCTACACCGCGAGCCGCTCGGAGCTCGAAGCGGCGAAGGCCGCGATGGCGCAACTCGATCTCGCCGAGAAGCTCGGCCTGACGGTCGCGCGTGAGGACATCGAGGACGCAATCGCGACGGCCGCACGCGAGCTTCGCGATGCGCTGGCGCGCCGCTGGCGCGCTCTCGCGGTTGAGCTGCAGGGGCTCACGGCGCGCGAAATCGAGGCGAAGGGCATGGCGTCCGACGAAGCTGTGCTCGCCGACCTCACCGTGAAGCTCGAAATCGATGCTGACACGCCCGCAACCGCCGCTGCCTAAAGGCCTCGCGCCGGCAAAGCCGATCGTGTTCCGCGCCATCGCTCGCGGTCTTAAGCCGCGCCCGAGGCGCACGACGGCCGAGTGGGCCGCCGCCGAGCGCTACGTCTCCGCGGAATCGGGGTCGCCGTTTCCGGGCAAGTGGTCGAACGACCTGACGCCGCACCTCGTCGAGCCGATGGAATGCTGCACGCTCAGCCATCCGGCGCGCAGCGTCGTGTTCAAGAAGTGCCATCAGGCGGGATGGTCGGAAGCCGGGCTCAACCTGATCGGCTCGATCATCGTCGACGATCCGGCGCCCATCGTCGTGGTCCTACCGACCATCGACGACATGAAGAAGTACGTGAAGATCAAGCTGCAGCCGATGATCGACGGCACGCCGACGGTCGCGGCGAAGGTGCGCGAGCAGAAGTCCCGCGACGAAGACGGCTCGACCACGACGTTCAAGAAATTCCAGGGCGGCTATCTGCAGCTCACGGGGGCGAACGCGTCCTCGGGTCTGAAGATGATCACCGGCCGCGTGGCGATCCTCGAGGAGGTGACCGAGTACACCGCGGACGTGGACAATCAAGGCGACCCGGTCGAACTGATCAAGAAGCGGCTCACGACCTGGGAAGGCTACGAGAAGATCATCTACATCTCGACGCCGGGCGAGAAAGGCTCCTGCAGGATCTCGGCGGCCTACGAGTTGTCTGATCAGCGCGTGCTGTATCTGCCGTGCCCGCAATGCGGCGTGTACCAGCCGCTCAAATGGGAGCGCTTCGACAAGGACGCGGTCGAGCCGACCTATGCCTGCGCGGCGCATGGCTGCGTCATCATTCACATGTCGCTGCGCTCCATGCTGCGCGCCGCGGCGTGGATCAAGACCTATCCCGGCGACGAGGCGAACCCGAAGCCGCCGGAGACGATCGAGCCTGCCGAGATCACGACCTGGCGCAATCGCACCAGCGCCGGCCGCGAGCCCGGGTTCTTCTTCCCGGCCTACAACTCGCCGCTGATGTCGTGGGCGGCGATCGTCAGGACGTGGCGCGAAGCCAAGGGCACCGTCGCGAAGGAGAAAGACTTCGTCCGCCAGGTGCTCGCCGAGGCCTGGGAGGACAAGGGCGAGGCGCCCGATCACGAGAAGCTCTTTGAGAAGCGTGTGCCCTACGAGTGGCGCCGCGTGCCGAAGGGCGCGCTGTTCCTGACCGGGGCCTGCGACGTGCAAGGGAATCGGCTCGAATGGGCCGTCTATGCGTGGGGCCCGGCGTTCACGTCGTGGCTGATCGACAAAGGCGTGATCGAGGGCGACCCCGAAAAGGCCGAGACCTGGAAGCCTCTGGACGAGGTTCTGTTCGAGCGGAGCTGGGCCGATGCGTTCGGGCGGCCCTGGAAGCTCGATGCGTTCGGCGTCGACAGCGGTGCCTATACGCAGTGCGTCTACCGCTACGTCCGGCATCGCGCGTCGTGGGGCAAGCTGTTCGCGCTCGACGGGCGCAAGGGCTGGCGATTGCCTGCGATCGGCACGGCGACGAAGCAGGACGTCGATTACCAGGGCAAGAAGATCGGCACGATCATGCTCTTTCCGGTCGGCGGCTGGGACCTCAAGTCGGAGCTCTATTCGGCGCTGCGCAAGATGGTGAAGGGCCGCGACGCTGACGGTCACTACGAGACCGGCACCGCGTTCTATGGCGACGCCTGCGACCTCACCTTCTTCGAGCAGCTCACCGCCGAGCAGCTCGTGCTGCGCAAGGGCCGCTACGGCCTCGAGGAGCAGGCCTGGAAGGTCACGCTCGGCAAGCGCAACGAGCAGCACGATCTCGCGGTCTATGCCCGCGCGCTCGCGCACCACATCGGCGACAGCATGTCGCCGGAGCAATGGGCCGCACTCGCGGCCGACCGTGGTGCGAAACCCGAGGATGTGCAGCGCGACATGGCGGCGCTTTGGTCGACGCCCGCGGTTCCACCGCTGCCGGGCCCGCCGGCGCCTCCCGAACGTCCGCAGGCGGACAATCAAGACAACAACTGGCTCGGCGATCGGGCCAAGAACTGGCTGAACTAAATGGCGGCGACGCAGGCTCAAATCGACGCAATGAAAAAGGCGCTCTATCAGGGCGCATCGAGCGTCACGTTTCCCGACGGCGGCTCGATCAATTACCGCAGCGTCGAGGACCTCGAACGCGCGATCGCGCGTGCCGAAACCGAACTCGCCGCCGCGAGCGGAACGGCGCTATCGCAAAGTTACGCGTCGTTCTCAAAGGACTGAACCATGCAGCCGAGCACGATAGAGCGGGCGATCGCGATGATCAGCCCGGAATGGGCCTATCGCCGCATGGCGTTCCGCTCGGCGCTCGACGTGTCCACGTCGACGCGTGCCTATGACGCCGCGAAAACCGGCCGCCGTACCGAGGGCTGGTACGCGCCGCAAACCTCGGCGAACGCCGAGCTCGGCCGTGCAGCGCCGAAAATCCGCGCCCGCGTTCACGACCTCGTCCGCAACAATCCGTATGCGTCGGCCGTCGTGCGCAAGCTCGCCGAAAAGGTCTGGGGCACCGGCATCGTGCCGCGGCTCAATGTTGGCGAAGCGCAGGACCCGCGCCGCGGCCAGGCGCGCGATATCTGGCAATGGTTCTGCGATGGCTCCGATCCCGAGGGCCAACTCGACTTCTACGGCCAAGGGCAAGTGTTCTCGCGCACGTTGTTCGAGGGCGGCGAGGCGTTGATCCGATATCTCCCGCGGCCGTCGTCTTGGCGCATGAAGGTGCCGCTGCAGATCGAGGTCCTCGAGGGCGAACAGCTCGACAGCACCAAGAACGAGGCACTGTTGGACGGCGGGCTGATCATTCAGGGCGTCGAGTTCGACCGCTTCGGGCGCCGCGTCGCCTATTGGCTCTTCCCCGAGCATCCCGGCGATGCGGTCGCAAGCTTCGCGAAGCGAGTGAGCTGGAAGAGCGCGCGTGTTCCCGCCGGTCAGGTCCGCCATGTGTTCGAGCCGCTGAGATCGAAGCAGGCGCGCGGCGTGTCGATCTTCGCGCCCGTCGTGCTCAAGATGAAAGACCTCGACGATTACGACGACGCCGAGCTGATGCGAAAGAAGATCGCGTCGTGCTTCGCGGCATTCGTCACGCGTCAGGCGGGTCCGGCCGGGTCGTCGCTGGCAGCGTCGACGACAACCGGCGCGGACGGCAAGCAGCGCATCGAACGGTTCGGGCCCGGCCTCGTCCAATATCTGCAGCCGGGCGAGGACATCGAATTTGGCGCACCGCCGTCCGCCGAGGGCTATGTCGAGTACATGAAGGCGCAGCTTCGCGCGATCGCGGTCGGGTGTGGCGTCACCTATCAGATGATCTCGGGTGACCTCAAGGACGTGAACTTCTCGTCGATGAAGATCGGCCAGATCGACTTCGACGCTCAGGTCGATCAATGGCAATGGCTGATGATGATCCCGCAACTCTGTGCGCCGGTCTGGCGCGAGGTGATTGCTGCTGCATCATCCACGGGCCGGGCTGTTGACGACGGATCGGTGCCGACGTGGTCGCCGCCGGCGCGCCGTTACCTCGATCCGAAGAACGACGTCGAAGCCGAACGCGAAGCGGTGCGCATGGGCGTCAAGAATCTCTATGACGTGATCGCGGCGGCGACGGGCGAAGATCCCGAGGAATATCTGCTCGCACGGCAGAAGGAAAACGCGTTCCTCGATCAGCTCGGGCTCACCTTCGACAGCGATCCCCGGAAAGTGGGCCGCACGAGCGCCGCAGCCACGACAACGGCGACGGCCGAAAAGGACAAAGACAACGCCAAAGACGAAGAGGAGGCGAAGAGAATGCTTCAGGCTCGCGAACAACCAGGCGACCGTCCCGCAGGCGAGGCCGGCACGCCGCCGCCGAGCCGCGGCAGCCGCCTCCTCTCGGTCACGCCTGCGAGCTATAACGCCGCCGAGCACACCGTCGAGGTGATCATCTCGAACGGCGTGCGCGTGCGCCG